GGGAACGGAGGACGAGCCTCCAAGACAGTCGGGGTCAACCCGGAAAGTGCTGACATGGGTGAAACTCCTTGTGGTTCAGGTTCAGCTGTTGGTGACTTCGATCGAGCCGGCCATCCACGGATCGAGAACGTCGAAGCCGCAGAAGGCGTGCGAACGCACGAACATCGACATCTTCGTGGGCTGATCGATGGGGCCGATGGACGTGATGTTGTCGAACATCACGCCGCCGACCGCCGCGCGACCACCCGCCGAACCCGGAGGGCACAGCGCGATGAAGATGGGGAAGCCCTGGCCGGTGCCGGGGGCGAAGTTGAGGTTGTACTTGGACGGCAGGCCCGTGATCTGGCCGACCGGCATCGGACCGCCGTTGGCCGTGTCGTTGACGTACGCCTGAATGGCGAAGCCCTCGATCTCGACCACGCGCCGCTGGTGGAGGCTGTTGGAGCCGTAGTCGCTGGAGAACAGCGTGGAACCGCCCGGAGTCGCCGTGTTGGACGGCGTGCCCCAGACCAGTCCGTTGTCGTAGGCCAGCAGTTCGCTGACGTAGTGCGTCGCCAGAGCGGGGATGAGCCCGTCAGCCGCGTGGTTCTTCTCGGCCATGCGACGCCGGAGCGTGCGCAAGTCCTCGCGGAACCGCTGGGCACCGAGCGGGGAGAGCGGGTAGGCGTTGTTGAGCGCCGTGGCCGGGGTCGTGCTGGAGCCCGCACGGGTGACGCGCGTGCCGCCGAGGTGGACGCTGAGGCCCGCCTTGTTGACCGCCGCCTGCCGGGCCGCGTTGGCCGCCATGATGACGCAGCGCTTGTCGAGCTCGCGCCCGAGCTTGCTGCCGTGGGCGCGACCGAACTGGCCGACCACGTTGAACGGGCTCTGCTTGTACTCGTCGTAGGGGATGTACTGGTGGGCCACGATCGGGCGGTCCACCGAGATCAGCACCTCGTCGAAGGCGTAGCCCTGACCCAGCAGCTCGTTACCGGGCTGGTACTCCTGCTCGGGATCGGGGAGGTCGGCGAAGGTGATGAACTGGTCCACGCGCCCGCTGGAGAGCTGACGCATCGACACAGCCGGGGTGCCGAACAGACGGACGGACTCGCGCAGCGCGGTCGCCACGCTGCCGTTGTAAATCTTGTCGGACAGAAGGTTCTGGTCGCCCGGATTGCTGCGCGACAAGAACTGGATCGCATTGACATCGGACATTGGAAACACTCCGTGATGGGGTGTCGCCGCTGTTGGTCCGAGGTGTCAACGCCGGCGGGCCGCTCTCGCGGGTGTCCGCCTTCTGCTGGCTCGTTCTACTAAGCGTGGCGCGGGCCGCCGCACGGCAGCCTGCACGCCGAAAGCCTGAGTACGGATTTCTCCGCACCCAGGCCCAGGAGAGAAGGAATCAGGGGTTGGGTTTGGTCGTGGATTCCTTCATCGTCACCTGCTGGCTCTTGCTCTTGATCGCAGCCTCCAGGTCCGCGATCTTCTTCTTGAGGGCTTCGTTCTCGATCACCGCCTCGGCGGGCGACACCGGGCGGTCGTTGGGGTTCCACTGGCCGAACGCCGCCTCGAACGCGGGCTCGTGGTCCGGGCCGGTGCCGCGCGCCAGCACCCTGCCGGACTGGAGATCCATGATCTCGCAGGTGCAGGGCTTCTTGTCGCTGCTGGTGTAACTGAACCGGAACGCGGCACCCGCGCTCGCCAACTGCTTCATCTTGTCCTTGTCCATGATTCGTTCCTTCTCAAATCTTGCTTGTTCCGAACCGCATCCAGCCGTCGATCACGTCCTTGGGCATCGCCCGCAGAGTCTCCATCGCTCCACGGTCGCCCGCCATCGCCTTGTCGAACGTCGCCCGCCACTCGCCGGTGGTCTTGGGGTAGGCAATCGCCCCGCCGTGCTGGCCGTTGACCAGACCGTTGGAGCCCGCCGTACCGGCCCACGCCGCGCGCAGGGCCGCGAGCTTGACCACCGCCGCCCGCACCGTCGCGGGGTCCGACAGCATCTGGTTGTACGTCCCGATGTCCTGCTCGGGCACGAACTGCTTGGCGTCCTTGAGGAGCTGGTCGAGCTGTTCCTTGCCGCCGATCGCGCTGGCGGCCTCGGTCACGGCCTGCTGGACCTGCATGGTCCTGACCGCTTCCTTGGCGACCATGCCCTCGGCCAGCGCGTCGATCTCGGCGCGGGAGCGACCGATGGCTTGGAACGCCTTGTAGTGGTCGTCGCTGAGTTTGCCGTCCTTGGCGTAGGCGACCTTGAGGTCATCGAGTTTGAGCCCGGCCTTGCCGATGAGCTCGTCGATGCTGGCGGGCTCGGGCTCGGCCCGCTGCTCGGGGGGCTTGCCCAGCTTCTTCTCCAGTTCCTTGTACGCCTTCTCCAAGTCCTCGGGCGACTTGAACTTGCCCGCGAGCAGCGTGGCGGACGGCTCGATCTTGGGAGCCTCGGGAGCCGGTGCCGGCGAGGGTGGCGCGGGCGGCTGGGCAGGGGTCGCGGATACGACGGTCGTGGACGGATTGGGTGCCGTCGTGGTTCCTTCTGCTGACATTCCTTCACCTCGTTTGTGTCATGGCCGCCTCGGCGGCGTTGCCCATTACGTCGATGGCCTTCTGCGAAGCCTGAGCCTGAGCCTGACGCGCCATCGCCTCGTTCACGTCGGCCCGGACCTGATCGGGGGTCTTGATGATCGTCTGGTCGTCCACGTTGGCGTACCGAACCGCCGCGTCGATCACCGCGTCCGGGTTCAGCCTGCCCGCGATGTCGGGGTAGTACTGAGCCAGCGTGGCGATGGTGTTCACCACGCCCATGTACGCCTGCATCTTCGCCTCGCGCGAGAGGGCGTACAGGCCCGTCACCACGCGGTAATGCACCTTGTCCTTGTCGAGCTTGGGCAGCAGCTTGTCGCGGGTCATCTGGTAGACCAGCCGGTCCAGCAGCGGACCCTGCGAACGATCCGCCAGCGGGGCGTACAGCCCGCCCAGCGAGCCCTGCAACTCGGTGGCGATCCGCTGCCACGACACCGGCGAGCGGCCAGCCTCGCCCGTGGGAGCCGTTTCCGACTCCAGCAGGAACGCCTTGCCCAACTGCTCCTCCAGGAACCGGATCATCTCGAACACGACGCGGAAGTCGAAGCCCTTGTTGGCCATCACCACGCCGATGTCCTGCACCTGCCCGCTGCCGACCCGCGCCCGGATCACCGAGCCGCTGTCACGCAGCAGGTCGTCCTCGGAGGTGTCGGAACCGTGGTCAATCGCCCACAGCACCTTGGCGGAGTAGGCCGCACCCTCCAGCATCCGCAGCATGAGTTCGTTCAGCGAACGGACGTTGCCAAGGTTGATCTCGACCAGACCGCGCCCGTAGTCCTCGCCGGACACCAGTTCCAGCGACGCGCAGAAGAACGGCGAAACCGCGTCCTCGGAGACGTTGATCGCGTGGCCGTTGACCTCCTGCGTAATCACCCACTTGCGGGTGTACGGCTGCCACTCGACGAGCGTGTGGATGCTCTCCATCCGCTCCGAAGCGTCCTTGTCCTGAATGTCGCCACGCTTGAGCTGCGAGGCCGCGAACTGCTCGTCGGTCAGCGTGAGCGGGTCGATCTGCTCCTGAACGATGTGCAGCACCGGGTCGCACGATGAATCGCGGGCGGTGACGTACTTGTCACGCCGGATCACCTTGAGCCGGTAGTCGTCGGTCAACTGCTCCAGCGTGTCGCCCGTGACGAGGGCCTGGATGATCGACTGCCGCTTCTGGGTCAGGAACGAGCCGCCGTAGGTGTACGGCCTGCGGCTGGACTTGTCGCGCGGGGGCGACTCCATCACCGCCTGAATGGCCAGTTCGTACACGAACAGGTCGCGCTGAATCTGCGAAAGCCGCTCGGGGTCGTTGGCCAGTTCCCGCTGGATGTCCGTGGATGGCAGCATCCTGAACCACGGGCGGGTGGGGTCGTACATCGCACCCAGCACGCGACCGGCCACGTTGCCGATGCCGCGCGAAACGAGCGACTGGTAGTTCTCGGGCAGCCGTGCGCCGGGGTCGTGCCCCTCGGGCGGCAGCACCCACGGGTGGCTAAGGGCCGCGCACAGACGGGCACGGTCCAGAATCTCCTGCCGCTTCCCGTGAAGGGCCGTGAACTTGGTGGCGATGGGTGCGTTCATTCGATGCGGATGCCCGTGTTCATCGAACTGCCCGTGGACGTGGCCGGGTCGATGATGAGGCTGGGACGCTGCCGGTTCCGGTTGAGGGCGCGACGGATGGCCGCCAGCCGCGCCTCGTCGTCGTCTGCGGCGATCTGGGCGGGCGATACCGTGGGCTCAGGGGGCGGCCCAACGTCAATCCGGGGGCTTCGGAACAGTCCCATGTTTCTTGATCGAGTCGTTGACGGCGTTCTCCAGCTCCGACAGCACCGAGAACTTGCCGTTCTGGAAGTTGACTTCGTGCAGGTTCGCCGGTGTGATCGTGTCGTAGCGACGCATCCCCTCCAGCCGCTTGTTCAGGTACTCGCGCAGGGCGATCAGCACCTCGGGCGGGAAGTCACTCCATGAGCGACGTTTCGACGGTTCGATGGTCAAACTCCTTCAACTCGTTCAGCAGTTGTTCGGGCGTGGTGACGGGTCCGATGGACAGGCCGGACGACCGGACGACCCGGCTCGACACTGACACGCAGTTGTCAGCGTGGATGAGCCCGCCTGTGGCGTACCACAGCAGGGACCGCAGCAGCGACACCCGGCCCGGCGGGTTGGATTCCAAGTCCGGTGCCCGTGGCGTGGCGACCATCACGGCCAGCCGCGCGCCGGGGAAGAACGACAGGTAGGCCAGCAGCGGGTAGTAGCGGACCCCGCGCAGGCCGACGTTCAGCACCGCCTCGCCGTCGGAAACCGCCACATGCGTCCACCGGCCCAGGCACCGCGCCGCCACCCGCCGCGCCAGCCGACCCACCACCCACCTCGGGCGGCGGACCACGGCCCGCAGACTCACCGGCAACCTGCCGGGGTGATGCTCGCAAAAAACCACCCACACGCGATGGGATGTCGCCGACGCTTCGATGGGTGGCATCTCTGGTGTGTGTTCCGGCTCTCAAACTCGAAAGTTTGACCACTCAAACTCAGGAGAAAAAGTAAGGCGAGTCCATGACCACCTCAAGGTTCAGGCTGCCCTGCGGCGGAGGGGGCGGAAGGTCCAGACCCGGATACCGCTCCGCCCACTCGGCGGCCAGCCTGTTCAGCGGGTCGAGCCCGTTGATGTACACGAACTCCTCGCGCAGAACCGAGCCCAGCCGACCGCACATCGAGGCGTGCGTCCAGTACGAATCATGCACCGGGCCGAACCAGATGTTCTCATCCCGGCACCGCCGGGCCGTCATCATCATGTGCGTCGCGTCGAGCGAGTGGATGAAGTTCGCCGCCACCCCGTCCACCTGCTTCTTGAGCGCGGGCGGGGCTTCCGGGTCCGGGTAGTACCACTCCAGCGTGCCCGTGATCGTCTTGATGTTCTTCCGCACCAGTTTCCGGTACGGCTGGATCACCGGCCAGCCCAGCGGGGTTGTCCACGCCACCGGCTGACGGCTGCCCTGCACGATGATCCGGGCACACTCCCGCAGCCACGCCATCGTGTCGTTCGCGCCCGAGGCCGCCTTCGCAATCGCGCCCCGCACCCGCGTCGTCGCGTACTGCTTCGTCCGGGTCGCCGTGTCGCGGTCCATGCCCTGCTCGATCATCGACACGCGGACCTGCTCGATCATGCCCACCAGAGTCACCCCGTACACCGTCGTCATCGTCGGGGTCTTGCAGGTGTCCAGCGTGCAGTAGGGCAGCACCTCACGCGCCAGCGACGCCACCTTGAGCGACTCGCCACGCTGGCGGAACATCTCGTCGCTGGTCAGGTCGGCCTCCACCAGCCGCTTGAACTCGTCCGTCACCACCGCGTACACCGACTCGGGCCGCTCGCTGGGCACGATGTTCACGCTCTTGGCACTGGCCTCGTCACGCGACAGGGCCGCGTACCACTGGAGCCCGTTGCAGGTGCCGTCCAAGTGGACCGGCAGGTGAGCCGCCGCCTCGTCGTCCATCATGGCGATGCACGCCGCCAAGAACTGCCACGGCTTCTTCGCACCCGTCCACCACGTAAAGTCCAGCGGGTCAGCAGCCGACATCGCCACCTGCTTCACATGGTCCATCACCCACTGGACACGCTCATCAAAGGGCAGTTTGTCCACCCCCCCACGCTTCCAGCAGTTCGCCGCGTGAATGGCGATCCACCGCTTCGACTCGGCATCGGACGAATCCACCCCGCGCCCGCACTCCAGCATCGCCCGCGTCATGTCCGAAGTCTGGTGGTGCAGGTGGGCCGGGAGCGGGCTGATCCGCGAACGGAAGTCGAGCTGGTGCGGCAGCCAGAACTTATCGTACTTGCCCAGCATGTCCAGCACGCCGAGCCGGGTCAGCAGCACCTCGCGGTCGGCACGGTTGCGGCGGCACTGAGCCAGATAGTCACGCACCGCGCGGCGGTACGTCCGCCTCTGCTCGGGGTCAACCGCGTCCCACTTCCCCTCCCGCGTGGTGGCGTTGGCGAGGAACCCAGCCGGGCGCGTCGGAGGCTCGGGGTCGTTCTCGGGCGGGATGTTGAAGATCGTGTTCTTGCTCTCACGCGCGGCCTGCACCAGTTCCACGATGCGGCGGTTGGCCCGCCACGGCGAAGCCTGGGCCGCGTGGAAACAGTCGAAGAATTCCGACAGGTCCGCCGACTTGATCGCGTCCTTGTGCGTGCGGGTAATGTTCGACACCAGCGGCGTGCGGATACTGATGTACCCACCCTGTTCCTCGTTGCTCCACTTGTACGGCGGCATGAGCATCGGCAGGTAGCGCGGGCGAAGGGCCTGACGGGCGCGGTGCCCGTCGTTGACCATCGCCACGCCGGCGGGCGTCATCCGGCACAGCAGTTTCGTCTTGGGCCTGCCCGCCCAGTCACGCTCGGCCACGCGCTCGATGGCGAACGCGGGCTTGAAGGGCCTGTCCGGCTTGTCACAGTGCGCGTTGTTGACCAGCAGGGCGTAGAGGATCGAGCCGAGCTGGATGCTTGCCACCTGATCCCAGTAGAGTTCGTCGAGGTTCTTGCGGGACCACCACCGGACAAGGTTGGGGCTGATCTTCTCGCGGTCGCGGAACATCGCCCGCCACGCCTCTTTGTCGGCCTTCTTGAGCGACACGGCCAGCAGGTGCGAGAGGCACGTCGAGCCGATGGCGTAGTAGAGCTGGCGGGCGGTGGTGCGGTAGGTCGCCAGCAGTTTGGACATGGCGACCTGCATGGTGACGACGGCGGCCTGTTCCGCGTCGATCATCAGCAGGGGCGGACCCCAGACCATCACCCCGTCGCCGGTGATGTTGTCGTCCTTGAGTTTGTGCTGGGTTTCGCGGATGGCGCGGACGAGCGGGTCGCACCAGTAGAGCAGCATGCGTTCGGCGGCCTTGGTGCTGGCCCCTTCGCCGCGTTCGATGGCGTCCTGCACCGCGCGTCGGTAGTCCGCGATGCCGTCGCGGATGGCCTGTTGTTCGAGCGAGATTTGGTCGTCGATGAGCGTGTCAGCGAACAGCCGTTCCGTGGCTAGTGCCTTCATCCTTGTTCTCCTGTGTCTGGGTGCGTCGAGCGTACTCCCTCTCCACCGCGTCCCGCAGCGCGGGCCAGTCCTGCCAGCGGATGACGATGCAATCGTCCTTGGTGAACAACGAGCGTTGTCGGACCATGAACGAGCCGTTGCCCGTGTCGAGTACGTTGGTCCTCAGCATCCCCGACTGGTGCTTGTAGATGCTCACTTCCCCTCCTTCGCCCACTTCGGCCCTTCGCGCAGCACGCGCTCCGCGTCCCACGGGTACATACCCAGCGGGGTCATGGTGTACGCCCGCTCCTCGCTCATCCACCAGTCGTAGATGCCCAGCGACTTGAGGGCTTTGGTGAAGTCCTCGCGGTCCACGCCCATGTGGAGGTGCTTGCCGTACACCTGCTCGTAGATGCGGACCCCGTGCTTGGCGAGCAGCGGGTAGTCCGGGCTGGAGAGGACGACGCTGGGGGTCACTTCTTCCCCTCCTTGTCCTTAATCGCCTTGTCGATGGCGTCGCGGATGGCGGGCCAGTCGGCGCGGTCGATGATGACGCGCTCCCAGTCGGCGGCTCGCTGGCGAATGCAAATCGTGCGCCAACTGGGCCACCAATCAACGAACGTGAATTTGTCTTCGGACGCATAGATCGCCATGTTCCACTCCTGTTCAATCTGCCTGTGGCTTTTCACGCCACGGGCGGGGTTTGTGAAAACGGTCGGTCGGTTCAGCGGCTCGCATTGATGAGGAGCCTGAACCACGCCTCGTCGGTTTCGGCAATAGCCGTGTTGCGGGACAGGATGCCAGCGAACATCAGCATGGCGTGGTGCGCTGGGATGACGGCGCACAAGCCCTCCTCCGACTCCGATGGCTTCCATGCGTCGGCACCGTCCTCGTCGTCCTCGACGGACAGGCCATCAAGGTCGATCGTCCAGAATCCGCCGGTTGGGTCGTCGTCGTCTTCGGGGTGCTCGTACCCCAAGCCCGGAGGCCAGAGGTCTTTGGGCAGGTGGATGACGGCTTGGTACAGGGCTTTGTTGTTCATCGTGTTCTCCTGTGCTTTCGATCCAAAGGACCAGGCGGGGTTTAGCCCGCCCAGTCCTGCCGGTTGCAGCCACCGGCTAGGGCTTTGCCCGCTTCACCCACGGGCCGTGAGGGGCCTTCGTGTCACGGTGCGGTGGCGTGCCGCCCAGGCCCCAGGTCGCGTTCGCCACGCCGCTAGACCGCGTTCTGCCCGAGGACGCCGCGCGCCTGACGCTCCTGAGCGCGGGCATGCAGGATGGCGATGGCCTCCGCGATGAGGCTCATCGCCTGCGTGTTGGCAAGGTGGACGTACTTCGATTGCTGGAAGGACTCAAGCCGCTGGTAGGCCGCAACCAGCGCGTCCTCGACGAACGCGCCGTTGGCGGGTTTCATCGCCCCGTCCGGGTGCGTGCCTCGCGGCCCGTCCTGCCACGCGATGCACATGCCCGGACCGTGGGCGTAGCCGCCCGCCGGGTTGCCGTCGGCGTCGGTGTAGTTGCGGGAGCGGACCATGTTGGACTGCCCCATCCTGCGCTGCGCCTGCGGGGGCACGCTGTCAACGAGTTGGACAACTTCCTTGCTCATGTCGATTCACTTTCTGCGGCTGAGCCGCGTTGATTGTGCCCGGTTTGACGTACCGGGCGTTGAAGGCGCTCTAGTAATCGGCCCTCACGCTCCGCCTCAACCCTTGCGGTCAACGAGCGGAAGTGTTGATGATCGGTCCACGCCGCTAGTTTTTCGCGTCCATCAGCGCGGGGTTGCGGCTAGACCACGCTGCTCCGGAGTCTGTGACACCGACCCATGCCTTGCCCCACGGAAGTTTCTTTCGCCCGGTGATTGTCCCAACGATCCCGCGTGAGCAAACGGCCCGTGAGCCGACGATGCTTCGCGTCAGCCCCAGAACCCGGTCGGCCCAGAGAGGTACTAGCCTCCACCACCACGGCAGATTCTTCATGCCTTCCCCTTCGAGTCCATCTCCGCCGCGTTCCGCTCCGCTGCGGCGTAGGCGGCGGCGCGGGAGAGGTAGAGTTCATCAATGTCGATCCAAGTGTCGTCGTTGTTCTTCTCGCGGGCCACCCAGTAGTCGCCGCTGGTGTCGTCCACAGCAGAGATAAACAAAGCCCTGCATTCGTATCTCGATGTCTCGCAGCCAACCACGCGGTACAGCACGCTGTCCGTCGTCAGATCCGCGAGGCTCGCCCCGCACGCCAACTTCACGTCACCGAGTCTCATTGCTGGCCTCCTTGTTCCTCGAACACGATCCCGCACACTAACACGCACGCGGTTACTGTGCGGCCTCCTTGTTCCTCGCCGCTTCGGCGGCTTCGCGGGTGGAGTAGCAGTCGCTCAGCAGAGGGGTCTTCTTGTAATCCCAGTCCCACGTCTTCGCGCGCCAGATCATTTTGCAGTCTTTCCACGGATACAGCTCACCGAGTATTGGGTGATAGACGGCATCGTTGATGACTATGCACCGATCCGCCGTGATCGGCAAAGGCCGTGGCACCTTCACAACCTCGCCCTTCTCGTCGATCAACCCCGCCGCCCTCGCGTCGGATTCGATCTTGCGGAGGCGATCGAGCTCGGTGATCTCGATCGTCATCCAACCGGGCGCTTGCATCGCAGGCTTGGGATACTCGTCACTCGTCATGGGTTGCTCCTTGCTCTCCGCCACGCGGAGTTGGTCGGGGGTCATGGTTCCTCCAAGATGATGGGTCCAAACACCAGGATCAGAATCACCACCAGCAGCGAGGTAGCGAACGCCTCGGCGTTGTCCTTGCTGACATACAGCGCGACGAGGCCGGCCAGCAGCACGACAAAGGCCGCTCCGGCAATCAACAGCCGACTGTTCCTGCTGAGTCGCATCATGCGTTCTCCTTCTTGATGGGCTTGATCGGATAGATGAACCGGCTGTTCGGGTCTTCGATGATCTTGAACGCGCTTCTTGCATGACGGTCGCCATTAGCCGCAGCCAGCGTGATCGCGTGGTACATGTCGCTCATCCATTTAGCCGCGTCGTGCTTGTCGGGGTCGGGCAAGCCATCGGCGTCGTTCCACTCCCTAAGCCGGTGGTAGAGTTCCCAGAACGGAGAGAGCTTGCCGGGCAGCTTTCCGAGTGGTGGCTTGTCGCTCATGCGGTCTCCTTCCCTGAAATGTACAAGATGATCCTGTTGATCGCGTCGATTCGATTCTCGCCGGTCCTGACGATTGAGCATCCCCTGTCCAGGCACAGCCACTCAACGGTCCACGGATGACAGCCACCAATCTTGTACGAGACCACCAGAATGCCGCTGGACGCAAGTACGCTCTCTGCGAAGTGGCACAACAACTTGGCGGCAACGTTCGGAGAGATCGCGGCAAGTTCGTCTTGGTCTCCGTGCCCCGGAGCGTACCACACCTTGTTTTCCTGACGCATATTGACCAACCAATACACGTACCTCGTGGGCCATTTGCTCACCATCTCGTAGAGCGATTCGGCGGTCATGCGGGCTCCTTCACGGTTGCGAGGCGGCGGGTGGTGAGGTTCACTTGGTCGGGCCGAATGTCGATGCCGATGCCGACGCGGCCCAGGCGTTTGGCGACGGCGAGCGTGGTGCCCGATCCGGCGTGCGGGTCCAGCACCGTCCCGCCCGGCGGGCAGAACGAGCGGATGAAGAACTCCGCCAGCGACTCGGGGAACGGTGCCTCGTTCTCGTGGGCGAGGTCGCTGCCCATGTGCCCGCCCCCGCCGTGGCAGCTGATGACGTTGCCGGGGTTCGCCTTCTCGGGTGCTACGTAGCCCTGCCTGACCTTCGTTCCGTCCCTCATCGTCTTGGTGTGGATCAGGTTGCACCGCCGACCGTTCGGAAGCCGATGGCTCGGCTCACCACCCGGCGCGTACTTCGGCGGGTGCCCCATCGCCGTGTTGTCCGACCACGGCAGCCGCCCGTGGCTGGCGCACACGATGAACTCGTAGTCGTTGCGGAGCCATTCGGGTCCGCCAGAGCCGGGAATCCCCACCCGCTTGTAGATCGGGGGCTTGCGCAGCCGCACACCCGCGCGGTGCAGGTCGGCCATCAGCAGGGCGGGCGTGGCCGTCCACCGAAACTGCTTGGTGCGGCCCTCGATCACCCACGCCACCAGACCACGGCACACCCGCAGGCACTCCATGTAGCGGGGGATGCACCAGTCCACCCACGCCTGCCCACGGTGGTCGAAGCCGATGTCGTAGTCGCGTGCGTCCTCGTAGGGCGGCGAGGTGAACACAAGGTCCACGCTCTTGTCGGGCATGGAACGCAGGACTTCGAGGTTGTCGCCAAGGTGAATCACGCTTGCTCCTTGATCGCGTCCACCGCCCCAATCCCATCACACACCGATGCGTACCTCACGCCCCACCTCCCCCACCATCCACTCTGCGGGCTGGCAGACGATCCGCCAGCGTCCGCAGCCATTCCAGCGGCACCGTCACCATCCACGCCGAGCGGTTCCGCTTGTGCAGGACGATCGGCACCTCGCCGTGCCCGGACTCACGCACCGACTGCGCCATCGCCTCGTAGACGTTCAGACGCTCCACGCCCTTGACCTCGACGTGAACACCGGCCCAACCGATCACGTCGGGCGAGCCGGGTCCGCCCTGGTACTGCACGCCGCGCCGGCACGGCACGCCCAGCACCTCGCTCAACGCGGCGGCAGCCTCACGCTCAACACGCTTGCCCTTCTGGCGGGAGTTCACTCCCCACCCCCGCGCTTGCTCGGCTTCACGACCTTGAAGGGCACCAGCCGGTAGATGACCCGCGTGTGTTGGCGATTGAAGGTTTCCAGTTTGCGCTCAGCCTGCGCCAGCGTCATGCGGTCAACGTACGTCGCCACTGTGGTTGGGCAGGTGTTACTTATCCGAACGTCCGGCCCGTACACGCACTGGCGCTCGCCCTCGTACCCCACCACAAACTCCTTCTTGCCACGCTTCGCCATCTTGATGCTCCTTGTGTTTGCTGTCGTCACGCGCCACCTCCCGCCTTCGGCCACCGGCTCTCGGGCAACTCGCGGATCTCCGCGTAGGCGATGCGGGTGGGGATGTTGGGGAAGAAGTCGCCCAGCCAGTCCTTCGCCTGCTTCGCGTCCTCTGGATTCACGTACAGCGAGCCGTTCGTCGCGTGCTTCGGCAGCCCGTCAAGCGCAGCCGACCCAAGCATGGCAAACTGCTTCTCGCCCTCGCCAACCACCACAACCCAGCCGTGTGCAAGCCTGCTCACTCCCCACCCCCCTTCACCGGCGGCACGAGCCCGGCTTTCAGCAGCGCCACCTCGGCGGTCAACCGCTCGATCTCGGCAACGCGGGCCGTCTGGTCAAGAATGTTGATCGACCGCTCCCTCGCCGCGATCTCCCGCTGGCGGTTGGCCTCCTCGTGCAGTTCGCGGATGGTGGCGAGGGCGGATTGCTCCGCCGTCCGGCACTGGTTCTCGTACCAGCCGGGTGTCAGATTGCAGAGCAGATGAAACACGCTCTGCCACGCCTTCGCGCAATCGCTGATCGCGCCACGGTCGGGCGGGTTGTCCTTGGGCAGCGGAGCCACCGGCGGCACGCGGAGAACGCGGATGTCGCGGATGCCGACGTTCTTCGTGGCTTGCAGGTCTCGCTTGTGCATCTCCTCGCTGAGCGTCACATCTGCGTGCAGCACCCAGTCGCGCAACTTCTCGCTCCACCACCACCCCACCGCCAGCCACGCCCCCGTCATGTCCGGCGGGTCGTTGTTGGGCACGCTCTCGACGTGTTCGGCTTGCTGCTCGTTCATGCCTTCGCTCCTCTCCGCCCCGATCCTGCGGGCGTGTGCTGGTTGCCCTTACCACGCCGCCGACGACGGCCCACAAGCGGGCGACGCGAGTACACGTAGATGAAGTTCCCGTCGCGGATGCGGCGGTACTCGGACTCGTCGATGGCCTGAATGCATTGCGCGGCCGAATCAGCGAACCACGTTGATACCTGGTATCTCATGCCTTCGCTCCTTCGGTGGTGGGCTTGTTCGAAGATCGACGTGCCGAGGTCCGACCAGTCGATGACTTCGGCGGCGGCGCGGTGAGGCTGGGGTCGTCCGACTGCACGCCCGCCTCCAGCATCTCGCCCATCGCTTCGAGAGTGAACTGCCCGAACGCCTCGGTGATCTCGCGGGAGGTGCCCTCCATCTCGATGATCATCCCGCGCAGACGGAACGTCGCTTTTCCCATGCGTCACCTCCGGCCAGCAGATCGGCTGGCCCGTTCTCCTGTCACTCGCCACACGCGGGCAACGCGCCCGCTGGTACGCCTGTAGAACCTACGTGTTTCCATGCGGGCTCGCTTCTCGCCCGCGATCTGCTCAGCCGTCGCCGGTCCCAGCACCTTCCACCGGGACTTTGGACCATCAATCCCCGTGAACAGACCACGCCAGAACCACCGCTTGCGACGCTTCAAGAACCGCTCATCGCACACCAGTTCCATCCACTGAATCCACATCCGCCGCCACGACCACCGCCTCGCAACCTTCGACCCAGCCCAGCGGATGCCGTAGTACTTGCGCCGAATCTCCTCCTGCTCCTTGGCGAAAGGCTGCGAGTCGTAGTGGTCAAATATCTGCTGCGTGTAGTGAATCGAATCCGCATCGGGCACGCGCCAGAGCAGCCAGGAACGCCGCCTCAGAAGCCGACGAATGATTCTGGCTTCGCGGTGGCCGTCCCGCGCACAAAACAGCAGGTCGTAGCCGAACGGGGCAATCGCCACCTCAACCGCCCGCAGCCAACGAGGAACCTGCTTGGGCCTCGCGTACAGCATCTCGCTGGTGATCTCACGATGGCTCACGACTTTCCCCCATCCTCCGGCATCGCCCGGAAGTCCGCGTCGCAACCCTGCACGGGATCAGCCTTCCGAACAAACAGGTCGCGATTCTTCCGCCGACCGTGCTTCTTCTTATCCGCGATCGCCTGAGCCTTGTACTCCTTCAACCGCTCACGCCAGCCAGGAGTCCGCTCACGACGACGCACCATGTCCAGCAGCCGCTCACGCAAGTAGCACCGACGGCCTGCGATGATCGACGGGGCCAACTCACCCGAAGCCACCAGCGTCCGCATCGTGCCCAAGCATCGACGGTTGATCTTCTCCTGCTCGGCGGGGTCCGACACCCGCTTCCACAGGCCAAGGAACGCCGCAGCCTGCAACTCCGTCATCACGTCCGGCGCCGGGACCGGGGGGTCCATCAGCAGCCACGAAACCGGCGTCACATGCACGTTTTGAACCTGCTCGCTCACGATTGGCCCTCCATAGCAGCCCTCACCGCTTCCTCGGACACCATCAGCCGCTCCCACAGCGGCATCTTCCGGCCAGCACACACCGCCCGGTGACGCTCGCTCTCCGCCTCGCAGTCCAGCCTGCCAGCCCGCAGGTGGTAGTACTTCCACCGATACCCCCGGCGCGGCCACCAGTGCGGGTACTCCATGCACCACGGCTCAACCGGCCCGACACGCCGGCAAGCGTCCAGCACGACCGAGTGCGACACCACGCTCTTGGGCCGGTTCATGCACACCGAGATAATCTCGGGCGTGGACAGGCCCGGCCCGTGGACGCTCACCCGCCACGCCCGCATCATGGCGAGGAACCGCCACCGCTTCGCCACCAGAGCGGGCATACGCGACATGCGGATGTTCTCGTTCACCGCGAACATCACCCGCACATCAACGCCCATCCGCACCTCGCAGTAGCGACGCACGCGGTACGCAAGAACCGGCGCGACAAAGTGCGCGACCCACGCGGCATGAGGCACACGCTTCGGGGTAGTGGCGATCATTCCCACGACCCCCTCTCGTCCTGATTCGGGGCGCGGAACTTCATCTTCTTCATGTCG